CCTTGGCCGTTTGGCTATGGGTGCTGACTACCTGAACCCAGCCGCTGCTGTTGAACTTATTGCAGGTGCTGCAGTTGGTTCTACTGGTAACGCTGCTTTCTGATTTTTATATATCATACGGGAGTCTCTTCGGAGGCTCCTTTTTTTTAATTCTTTATTGAGAATAATACTCATTATCAAATTATGCCTTTCCCTACTACTGGCTCCAACACTGAGCTACAAGCTGTTAATCAGATCCTGGCGTCAGTTGGTCAGGCTCCTGTCACAACATTGACAACTGATGAAACTTTCGTACTAAATGAAGTTTCAAGCTTTACTGGTTCTATTTCCGGCACCACTCTAACTACTACAACAGCTAGCATTCCAGTCGGCACCTATATCGGTGGACCTGGTGTAACAGTTGGTACGTCTATTGCCGTTGCAGGCGTAGAAGTATCTCCAGCTACAGATCCTGTTACATATAGCTATACTGTTAATATCTCTCAGACTGTCTCTAGTCAAACTTTGACACAGTCTATTGCTACAAGTAGAATTGAATCTCAAACCAACCCGGACGTTGCGATTGCACTCAACACCTTAAGAGAAGTGTCTCGTGAAGTACAATCAGAAGGCTGGTCTTTTAATAAAGAATCAGACTATCCAATTATACCTGACTCATCTAATGAAGTAGTTATTGCTAATAATATACTTCATATAGATCTGAATAGAACTTACACACAAAACATGGGTAGAGATAGTATTAATCGTGAAGGCAAACTTTATGATAAAACTGCTCATTCATTTACCTGGACTGATGCTACCTTATACGTAGATGTTATTTGGTACTTTGACTGGCCTAGTATTCCTACTGTCATTCAAGCCTTTATCATTGCAAGAGCTGCAGCGATTGTGTCTAGTAGAATTATTGGTGATCCTAATCAATATCAAATCCTAATACAAAAAGAAGCTTTTGCTAAATCTACAGCTTTAGAATACGAATGTAACCAAGGAGATTACTCATTCTTTGGTAGTCCTAAAGGTGGTAATTTCTATCAAAGCTACCAACCGTTCCATACTTTACAACGCTAATGCCAGCAGTAACTCAGTTAATACCAAACTTTCTTGGTGGTGTCTCACGACAAAATGATGACAAAAAATTATTAGGACAAGTAACTGAATGCATTAACGGTTACCCAGATCCTACCTATGGTCTATTGAAAAGACCAGGGATGAAACATACTAATGTATTAAAGAAAGCTGATGGTACTGCATTTACTAAAGCTGAACTAGATGGTGCTGCTTGGTTCTTTATTGAACGTGATGCAGCTGGATCTTACATTGGTGCTATTAAAGGTGCAAACATTTATGTATGGACTGCAGCTGATGGAACATGGTGTACAGTTACTAATAACGGTGCATCATATCTAACAGGTACTAAACAGAATGATTATCATTTTCGTAGTGTACAAGATGTCACAGTAATCTCAAATAAAACTGTTACAACTGCTATGCAAGCTGCAGGTACTTTTGTAGCTGGTACAGTAGCTACACTTAGATTAATATCATTAGTAGATTCTGCTAGTTATGAAGTAACAATCCAAGGTATTACCACAACAGTTGCCGCTCAAAGCAGCACAACTTTTGATGACATGTTAATCTATGATGGTAGTAGTATTAATACTAGTCACCATCTTGTAGATGCTATTAAAGCAACTATCGAAGCACAGCAGGCTGCATCTAATGCAGACTTTGCTGGTGTATGGTATCTTGAAGGCTATACAAATAGTCTTGTTATTAAACGCACTACTGGTACAAATGCTGTTGTCACTGATTATAGTGCAACATCAGGTACAGATGTAACATTCAGTATTGCAGCAAAAGGTGGTTTTGGTAATACTGCTATCCAAGCATTTCAAGATGATGTAAATGATATTGTAGAATTACCTGCTGAATCATTTCATAATCATTTTGTAAGAGTATTAAATACTGACTCTGCTGATGATGATTATCATCTTAAATATATTGCTTATGATAGTTTAAGAGGTAGAGGGTATTGGAAAGAAACTGTTGCACGTGATGCTTCACCAGGTCTTGATGCTGCTACAATGCCGTATCAACTTGAGAATACTGGTACATTAACATTTGCATTTAACCCTATTTCATGGAAAGCACGTTCAGCAGGTGATGATGTAACAAGTCCTGTACCATCTTTTATTGGACATCCTGTTCAAGCCTCTTTCTTTTATAGTAATAGGTTTGGTTTACTATCACAAGATAATGTAATCTTCGGTGTATCCAATGATACTTTTAATTTCTTTGTTAAGTCTGCTTTAACACAAGTTGATTCAGATCCTATTGATTTAAATGTATCTAGTGTAAGACCAGTTACTTTGTCTGATGTCTTACCATCTCCACAAGGTCTACTACTGTTTAGTGCACGACAACAGTTTCAAGTGTACTCAACTGATGCTAGTATCTTAACACCTACTACTGCTGTTATCAGGTCATTGTCTAACTATGAAATGGCAACAGATATAGCACCTGTAGATGTTGGTATTACTACTGCATTTATCAATAGAGTACCAGGCTATAGTAAGCTATTTACTATGCAACTACGTGATGTAGAACAAAGCCCACTTGTTGTTGATATCAGTAAGATTGTACTTGAATGGATACCTGATACTGTAGACGGTCTAACTGTTAGCCCACAGAACTCTGTGATCATGCTAATTGATAGAGCTACATCTTACCTATATCTTTATAGGTATTATAATAATGGTGAGAAGGATCTATTTCAAGCATGGACTAAATGGGAATTACCAGGTATTATTCAAACTGCAGATATTATTAATGACTCTGTAGTTATTGTCTCTCAACATGAAGATGAATATACAATAGGTAATATCATCCTTGATGAGATCCCCTCAGGAAGCTCTGTGGTAGGCGCTACTAGCATCACTGGCAATACATGCCTAGACATGGCTACAAGGCCCGTCAAGCCGCATGCATCGGTCAATGCGGTGGTATATGATGCAACCAATGCGGTTACTAAAATCTATACACCCTATACACCATTCCAACGAAAGGAAGCTATTATGCTTCTTAGTGTACCAACAGCAGATGTAGGCTTACCTGCAGCTGTTGATGCTGATGCTGGTTTCTATTTAGCTGCTACTGAACGTACTGAAATCGGTACAGGTTACCGTTACTTTGAAGTAAAAGGTGACTATACAAGTTATGCTGATGGTATCGTTATAGGTTATGGTTATGATTTTGAAACAACCATGCCTAAGTTTTATTTTAAACGTGATGCTACAACATCAGATTATACAGCTACATTAACTATATCAAGAGTTACATTCTCTGTTGGTAGAACAGGTCCAGTTTTATTTAAAGTAAAAGCTGGTGGTTCTGATGAATGGAAGAATGTAGAATATGTAACTGATGCTAATACTTATGTAGCAGACAGTAGTCCTGTAACATCCGAACATCAATTCACCATACCAATCCATCAACGTAATACTAATTTTGAACTTAAAGTGACAAGCAATTATCCATATCCTGTATCGTTGGTGTCGATGACATGGGAAGGTATTTATTCACCACGATTCTATAGGAGGACTTAATCATGAGCTTAGGTAATATATTCGAGAAAGTTGGTGATTGGGTTACAGGCAGGGACAGAAACAAAGAACAACGGGCGGTAGAAAGAGATCAGCAACGTGAATTAGACGCTGAAGCAGATAGAATCCATGAAAAGGAGCTTGAAGTACATGAAGCAAATAAAGAAAATTATGCAGCGGAACGTGATCATGCATTCGATACGGCTGTTACTAATTGGGATTATAGTAAAAGGATCCAAGATTTTTCATACTCTAAAGATTTAGCCGCTTACAACAAAAGTAAGGATATTTATAATCAAAGGCGTGATTTTAATCAAACTGCTTCAACAATAGGAACGTCTGAGGAAATAGATTCTATACAAGACCTTGGATTAAGTCATGCGTTCCAACGTGAAGCAATGCATACTGATCTGGTAAGTGAAATAAAAAGAGGTGGTATAAAAAAAATAGAGCAAGGTGTAAAATTATCCGGCATTCAAAGCAATCGTAGAGCAAGTATTGGATCAATTCAACAAGAGTTAAATACATTAACTAAACAAAATACCTTTGCTAAAGAAGCTAAACTTATTGAAGGTTTACAAAAAAGCGGTAGAGCTGCTTTAGGTCAGGCAGGTGTGTCACGTAAAAAAACCTTACAATCTACTGCTGCTAATACTTTTCGTAATTTAGTAGAACTTGATTCAGCTTTATCTGGAGCTAGAAATAAAGCTGGTGTAGATTTATTAAAAATATTGATTGATTCTAGTTTAAGTGAAACACAAGTTGGTCTTAATTTAGAAACGATTGAACTCGGCATTAATCAAGCAAAAGAAGAAGTTAAGTATAACAATAGAATTCTGGATGCTAACATGGATAGTGCTACTAGACAAATGGAACGCAACATCCAACAGATTGCTTTACAAAAAGTAGGTGCTGATTTGCAGGCTGAAGCTGATCTTAACCTATTCCCTGAAAAGTTTGATTATGCACCTCATCCAACAATAAGACCAGACCGTAAGTTTGTAACACCACTAAAACGAGAAGCAGCAACAGTTCCTAAAGGACCACGTGTGTCTACAGGTCTCGACTCAGTATTTGAGGTCGTAGATGATGTAGCTAATGTAGTTGGTCAAATCGCGGGATTGGGGAAATTAGGAGATATGTTTGGTGGTAAAAATAATGTCCTTGGAAACTTGGCTAGTGGTGAAGCTGGTACTGCTGTTAAAACTGGTTTTGAAAATGCTAGTACATTTGATGCTAATCTTCCATATGGACCAGGCTACTGAATAGCTATTGACCAAGAAAGCCCTATTTTCAGTGTATAACACTAATAACTAACTAACTATGGCACGACTACAATACCAACCCGCTACAAAACCAAGAGGATTCCAACCTATTCAACTTAGTAGGGCTGGTATTGCTCGAATGGAAGAAGAAGGCAACAGAGTAATCCGTAACTTAGAACAGCAACGTGACGCTACAAATAACCAACGGCAAGAGGATCTGCGGGCAATGCAGGCAAACTCTGCTTATGAACAGCAGGCACAAGCAAGAAATCAAAGAGCTTTAGAAGCTAATATAAAAAATGATCAGATAGCTAGGGAAAACGAAAGAAAATTTAAGATAGCAGAAGCTGACAGGAAATCAAAAAACATTGATTCAGCAGTAAATGGATTGCTTGATTTTAGTACAACTCTTGCAAAACAAGCTGGTGAAAGAACCAAGCAGATGATTGAGGATCAGACTGCAGAAGGTTCTCAATTCCGTCGGCAAGAATATCTAAATAGTCCTGAACTACAAAGTAATTTTGCAACAGTTGAAAGTCAAGTTGATGTTCAGACAGAAATACTTGATCAGCAAACAGTGCTAGATGGAGCTAAAGGTTTAGACTCATCTTTAGAAACAGCTAGAAATCTTGCTGCTAATCCTGGTCGTGGTTATTATTGGAAGAAAGGTTACTATAATGAACTTATTATAGAACAAACTCCACTGCTTGTTAATAGAGCACTTCAAGGTACTGAAAATATTTTTACTGATCAAGCAGGGAAAAAATTCTCTGGAATAGAAGCTGCAAGTGATCCAGATAAAATGCGTATTGTACTAGGGCAGGTACAAAACAGTTTATATGGATCAACTGGTTTAAATATCAATTCACTTGAACCTGGCTTTTTAGAAAAGTCTAGTGAGTTTACTGATAGATTAAACTCTACTTATATGCAAAGGTCAGCAGCAAAAGCAACTGACATTGTTTATTCTAACCTTACTCTACAAGGAGAAGATCTAAGAACTCAAGGTAAAACTCAAGCTGCTTTTCTGCTGGATTCAAAAAACCCTAAACTTGGTAGAGAAGGTGCTTTAAAGAATTACTTTGGTTTATTCTATGCACAAAATGCTGACGGTTCATTTCGTTATTCAGTAGACGAATTAAACGCTAACGTTCTTACACCTGATGGACAGACTGTTTTTCAAAAATGGGGTGATAGTCAACGGTATCAAAATGCTATAGCTGCTAGACGTAAAGCTAGAACAGATTTCATACGTGATGACCAAGCTAGAGTAAGAACTGAAGCAAAAGAATTTGATAGGCAAGCTGCAACTGGGCTTGAAAATTTATTAAATGCCGATGAAGCTAATCCTGAAAGAGAT